TACGAAGATCCCGAAGATAAATCTACTCGTATGTTTGTTAAGTCGTTGGTAACAGACAATAAGATATTGTTAGATCGTGACCCTGATTATGTAAATAGGCTAAAAGGCGTAGGCGATGAGCTATTAGTCAAAGCGTGGTTAGAAGGGGATTGGGATTCTCACGTAGGACAATACTTTTCTCTGTGGAAAGAGAACCAAATAGCCGTATCTTCGTTTAAGATCCCAGAACACTGGCCCATTTTTGGTGGACTAGACTATGGGGAAGCGGCCCACACTTCGTTTGGATTATACACTTGCGACTACGACCACAACGTCTATCGGATATGCGAGTATTACAGAGACAACGCTACCGCATCTACGCACGCCTACGAGATAATGAAGATGATCGAAAGCTGTCCGTTCACCGATGGACGCAAGCCAACAGCGATCTATGCCGACCCGTCTATGTGGGTCAAGCGCAGGTTGAGCGAGGTCATTAACCACTCTCCTGCGGATGTGTTTGCCGATCATGGGCTGTGGCTTACTCGCGCAAACAACGACAGGATCACAGGGTGGCGTGTGATAAACGATGCCTTAGCTAGCGAACGGTTTTACGCATTTGCAGGATGGAATGACAACCTGTTTCGCGTAATGCCTTCTCTACCAAGAGATAAAAAGAATATAGAAGATATTGACACACACGCTCCTGATGACCATATTGCAGATGAACTGCGTTACGCGATGATGCACATGTACAGACCTGCATCCCCTGCATCGCCACGTGACAAGAATCCGTTTTTGGGAGACAACGTGATTGAGAACACACTCAATCAATACGATTCTCCATACGGGAGGTACACGGTTTGAAGCAGGACGAACTACAGTATTGGCGTAAGTCGATAGACAATTGCGTTACCTATATGCGTCCAAAGCACAAGGAGTGGAACAAGCTCTTGCGGATGTATCGACAAGAGTTTGAAGTGCCTGGCTTAGACCCTGACCAAGTGGTAAAGATCAGCAGGTTTTACCCCTTAACAAGACAGATCATCTCGTCTATTGCCTTTAACTACCCGCACGTATTCTTGCGCGTAGAGAGTCCTAATAGAGAATACCAAGCAGAGATTCTTGAGCGCGTTGCCAACGCTGCTATGGATGTTATGCAGGTTAAAGATGAGATGCAACAGTGTATCTTTGACGCACTGTATTGCTCTATTGGTTGGCTCAAGTTTGACTACAATGCACCTGGCGATGATCTGATTGCGCCTTATGTGGTCAACGATGCGATGCAAGATGACATGGTAGCGGTAAGGCGTGTGTCTCCGTTTAATATGTTAGTTGATCCACTCTGTCCCCCACACAAACTATCCCATGCGCGATACATTATTGAGAAGATGTTAGTGCCGTTAGAGTTTGTGCGTAACGATGATCGTTTTGTTAATCGCAGACAGATACAGGCTATTACGTCTGACCCTGACGATACGGAATCACTATACGACATCACGCAGGGGTCTGAGGCTGATGCCGAAGAGCAGGAGTCGATAAACCAAGCTAAAGAGATTGGCGAGTATGCGTTGCTTTACGAGGTGCATGACCGCATTCACCGCAGACGCATCGTCTTTGCCGAAGGGGTTGAACAGCCCATTGAGGATATAGCGCATCCTTTCTTAGAACAAGAACCTGTCTATGCGCCAGACCCGTTTACGGGTGAGATGATGATGACAGGAGAGTTTGAGCAGACAGGATCATACCTTGTCAAAGGTGGGTTTCCTTACCACGGCATGAAGTTTGACCTGTCAGAGGAGAGTCTGTTTGGCTTGCCGATGATGTCCTATGTAGAGGATGAGCAGAAAGCTATCGTAGAGTCTGTGTCGAGGCGCGTTGACCTACTCAAACGGTATCCGCGCATCATCTTAGGGCAGCGGTCAGAGCGAGAAGAGAACGCCAACATCAGTGACCAGATAACCAGAGCGCGTGACGGGTCTATTGTTTGGGTTAATGATGTGAACAATGGCTTTAGAGAGATGCAGATGGGATCACCCCCACCTGATCAGTTAGGCATAGAATCCGATATGCGTAACTACGAAGAGCAGGTGCTGCAAGTATCGCAGATGGCATTGGGTGGTGGGCCAAGACGCACCGCTACGGAAGCATCCCTGATCGCTTCTTTCGGCACACAGAACAGAGAGTGGCTATCTTCTCAAGTAGGTAAAGCATACGAAGCGGTTATATATAACACGTTTCGCATCATGGCTGATCCAAGATATACGCCAGAAAACTTTATCGTCAATGTGGCTGAAGGGGAGAATGACCCTGTATACGAAGCAATAACGTCTGACCTGTTTAAGGTGCGCTTTAAGGTCAACGTAGAAACGCAGAGTATGCGTCCTCTCTTTGAACAGCTTGAGCGAGAAGATACGTTAGCCTTGTCTAACTACTTGTTGCAGATGCCGCAGATCAATAGGGACGAAGTAATTAAGATGATCATGCGTGCGTTCCGTGTGCCAGATATGGATAAGTTTATTAAATCTTCTGTTGATGCACCCGAAGTGCGTGCCGCACAGTTAGAGAACCAACACATGGCAGGACGTATGCAAGATCCTGGCGTATTGCCAGAGCAAGATCACGCTACGCACATACGCACACACCAACAGGCGGCACAAGATCCTGCGGTGACACAGTTCTTGCAACAGGCAATGCAACTAAACCCACAGGCTATACAGCAGTTCCAAGCAATGATACAGCAGCATATGCAACAGCACCAACAGTTTATACAAGGGGAAGCGCAAGGTCGCGCACCCAAACAAGATGAATCGCAAAAGACGATTCCTAGCACACGCGATGTTGCGTCTAACCCACAAGCACAGGCGCAAGCCTTACAGTCGATAGTGCGGTCAAACGCGCAGCGCGTAGGACAAACAGTAAACCTTAACACGGAGCAGAACTAAAATGCCAAATGTTGGAGGCAAGAAATTCGGATACGGTAGCAAGGGTATGAAAGCTGCACGCAAAGAAGCAAAGCGCACAGGCAAGCCTATGAAGATGGGCAAGTCTACAGGATACACTACGGGTAATCCAGGCAAGGCAGGAAAGACTCCTGGCATACAGGGGCAGACCTGCGGATAAAGCATGGCAACAGGGCAAACGGACAGAGAGCTTTTACTAGCTCTTATGCGTAATTCTGGGGTAATACCAAACTTAGATCCGTTTACATATCCCCAGAACGCACCTAATGTGCCAAAGGAATTTGGTCAAGAGGTGTTGGAGTTTGCCCAAGCTCTTGAGCGCAATCCTAATAGAAGGGCAACAGGCTTAGAAGAGGTTGTTGAGCTAATAGGTAAGATGGGAGTCATCAATCCGCTTAAAACGGCAGGGTCTTTGATGCAGTTAGACAAACCTACCGTAGAGCGGATGGCACAGTCTGGCGTAGAAGCGGCTAAACGTGCATACGATGACCCATCTGGCACAGCAAATCGATTAGCTCAAGGTGCAAAAGAAGCATTGCTTGACCCTGTAAGCACAGCAGGAGAACTGTCTGTGTCCGATATAGCAGGGGGCAGTGGCTTGTTGTCTAAATTAGCAGGGGGATCAAGCCTAACTGGTCCTGCGCTAATGGCTGCAATGGTTCCTGGGTCTGATGTGCCAAGACCTAAAAGATCAGAATCAATGGGATTTAAAGATCCTAATAAATTTGGCACATTGGAAGAGCCTACTCCGTTTTCGGAACAAGACTATCCGTACACGGAATCAGTGGTAGTTGAGTTTCCAGATGGAGATACATTTGTAGATCAAGTAAAAGGTTTAAACTCTGGTCATGCGCTTGAACGTGCAAAAATTAATTTTGATGGAGCAAAAGTAAGAAAAGCAACGCGCTCTGAAGAATTAATGCAAGAGCAATTAGATCGTGGTGAAAATGTTGGCAAACAGTATCAAGATGAAATAGGTCTGACAACTTTAAATGATGCGTATCACCAGATAGTAATGGAAAATCCTAACGTATCTGTTTTGGAATCGCTAGTCAAACATTTCAGGGGGGGAGCAAAAGATTATCAACCCGAAGTAGCTGAATACCGCAAAATGTTAAAAGCGCAGGTAGGGAGTTTAGACGATACAGAGCTTGCTAGGTTGGATCGTGCCGTGCAACAAGGGTTCAACATCGACGCTTTTCATGGCACAAAAGGTAATATAACAGAATTTGATCCTGGCTTACGTGGGGTTACTACAGACGCAGAAAGTTCGCGAAAAGGATTTTTCTTTAGCGCAGATGCGGGAACAGCAAACTCGTATGCGAGGCAAGCAGACGCTTCTAAAGTAAGAAAAGATCAATATAATCCAAATCGTTTATCAGAATTAGAATACGAGCAAAATGAAATAGCAGCCACTATTGATCGCATGGAAAAAAATATGGCTGTTAAATATCCAGATGCAAATCAACAAACAATATATGACATGCTTTTCCAAAATGATGATTACAAAAAATTATTGAAAAGGCACGATGAAATAGAAGAATGGATTGACACGGGCTATCAACAAAAAGCAGGTGAGAACATAATGCCTGTCAAATTAAAGTTAGATGATCCATTGATACACGATTTTAAAGGCGATAGTTATAGAGAACAATCGTATAACGATTTATTAAAGCAAGCTAAAAAAAACGGTCATGATGGTGCTATATTCAAAAACACATACGATGGTGGTCCTTTAACAGACGTATATGTCGTTTTTGAGCCAGAGCAAATACGTTCTCGCTTTGCTATGTTTGATCCTAAAGACGCGCCTAATGTAACTGTAAATCCTAACTGGAAAGAAGAACTTCCAGAATTAAAAAAATTAGAAAAAAGAAGAGCTTTTTCTGAAAAAATGATGGATCAAGCATATGATGAATTGCAAGATCGCAACATTACTGAAAGAAAAAGAAACGAACTGAGAAAACAGTTTGATATACACTCTGACGCAGAATACAAACTGTCAGAACAAATAAAAGAAATGCAACCTAAAAAATACGCTTACACAGGGGCTAAAAACATACTTGCTTCTGCTCCTCCTGTTTTATTCCCACTTGGCGTAGGTGCAGCAGCAGCGTCTTACAGCGCAAATAAGGAAGAATAAATGCCTTCATATGATTGGTTTTGCAAAAAGTGCGATAACACAGAAAAAGATGTTTGGTATCACAAATCTTCTGATGTGCCTAAGACACGTGCGTGCGCGTGTGGTGGTCATATGGAGCAAGACTTTAGCTCAAAAGGACGTAACCAGATTCATTTAACTAATTCTAAATTATATGGACGATGGGAACCTGCTGTAGCTGAACGTATTGACAGTTATGGCGATAAACAAAAGATTATGAAGAAGTATAACATTGTCGAGGCTAACGACCCTGTTAAAGGATCACGTGAGCATCGAATAGAACCACCCAAAAGCTCTTCAATTAGAAGCGAATGGGCAGATAAACCCAACAACGCCAAAATGTGAGGTGAGCAATGAGTGAAGAAGTACAAGCAGTCGAGTCAGTTGAACCCTCAGTAGAGGATTCTTCTCCTAGTACCGCCCAATCAGACAATTCATTTGACTTTGCAACTGATTTGTCGATGGATAACGATACACAGGTGGAGTCCAATGGTGCAGGGACAACAACTAATTTTGACGCTAGTAGTGTTACTAATTGGGCAGCAGAGGACAAGTCAAAAGTGCCTAAAGAGTATCACAGTGTTATAGATCAAGCTAAGAAACAGCAAGCTGATTACACGCGAAAGACGCAAGATTTAGCTGATCAACGTAGGCAGTTTGAACAGCAAATGTTGCAACAGAATCAAATGATTCAGACGTTGCAGCAGCAAATAAATCAACCGCAAAACCAACAAAACAACGATCCATATGCTGATCTACGTGAGCGATTAGGTCCAGATGAAAGCTCTGCCATAGATGTTGTACGGCAGATAATCAAGACTGAATCGCAGGGATACGAAGATAAGCTATCTAAGATTGACCAGTTGGAAAAAGGCGTTACAGCCCTTTTGCAACAACAGAATGTGGGTCGGTTGCAAAATGCGGCAAGTCAATTGCAAGAAGCACGTGACAAGTATGGCGGTGAGTTAGATAAGTACGCAGATGGGATCAAGGGATTAATTTCAGCAAACAATCCTGAGACTAATGCTAAGTACACCATTACAGAGGCGTATGAGCTTCTTAGTGGGGAAAAGGCAAACCAAGCAGCGTCATTGCGCCAAACTAATCAAAATGTCAGGCGTGCTAGTAAGAAGCGTGCAAGTAGCGGATCTTCTGTCACTGTGGCTAATGAGGGCGCACCTCTTAGTGACTCAGAACTCGTTGCCGAACTCCGCAACTTAGGATTTGAATAAACAAGGATAATTTATCATGGCAGTTGTAACTACAACCGAACAGTGGGATGCCGCATGGACAACGACCATGCGTGCAAAGCGCAAGCGTCTTACCGATAACATTAGCAATTCCTACCCCACGGTACAGGCGTTCCGTGAAGCAGGGATTCTTGAAACCTACAATGGTGGCAAGCAGATCCAAGAAGATATCATGTTTTCGCTTGCTGACAGTGAGTGGTTTGATGGATATGATTCGCTCAACACGGACTCAATCGACGGAATTACGGCCTGTTTTGAGTATTTCCGCTACCAGGCTACGCCTATCGTCATTTCGATGACAGAAGAGATTGAAAACCGTGCTTCGGATCGTGCAGTCAAGCTCCTTACGGCTAAGACCGAACAGGCGATGACGGGTTCGATGTCTACGATCAACGCTGCTTTGTTGGGCGCACAGTCTGGTAAGGCTATTGTTGGCTTGCAGGACATTGCTTCTACTAGCGCAGGTGCTACTGTTCACAGTGTAAACAGTGGTTCTAACACGTGGTGGGATAACAAGCGTGTAAACT